TATTGATACTTCTTGAACAACAGGAGTTGAGGCTAAATCAGTAGAAGTTAAAACAACTCTAAATTTATAATATCTAGCTGTATAATTACCTATTACAAAATTTTGAAAAGCAGTAAAGGTTGAGTTATCATCACTTGTCGCAATTTCTAGATGTGCATTTGAGTTAGCTGGTGTATCTCCATCAAAACTTGAATTTTGAGAATCAAATAATCCTGTTCTATTATCAAATAAATCATCTGGGTCATCAGAAGTTTGTTTTAAAGTAGCTGTAATTCTTGTAGTATGTTTAGCACCTATATCCACTACATTTGCAAATAAATAATTACCAGATGCTATAAAGTCTGCATTAGCAACACCAGAATCAAAAAATCTAGTTGTTTCTGCATCAAAGTTTCCTGAAGCTGAATCAAACAATTCTGAAGAATCTAATCTTAAAGTGTCATCTACTATTGCAGTATTTGTTAATGTTCCATTAAACTCAGGGTGTTCCGATACAGAAGTTATTGAATTAAAATTTTGTACTCCTGTAACATTAGAAACTATTGCAGTTGCATTTGAACTTGCGTTACCTAATTTATCAAATGCTTTTATAAGATAAGTTCCAGCCCTAGCAACTGTACTAATACTTGTGGCTGGTCTTGATACTTTTTCTATTAAAGATACAGAATTTGCCCATTCTCCTGTTCCATCGGTTAATGTTGAATATCTAATTTGATAAAAAGCTAAATCTAAATCTGGTATTTGTGTCCATGACAAATGTGCTTCTTGTCCTAAAATATTACAAGAAAAATCTGTTACATCACTAGGTGGCTCAATAGCACCTACTATCTTTCTTTGTGCTGAAACATAAGTTGATGATACTCCTAATGTATTAACTGCTTTAACTCTTACATCATAAGTAGATTGGTCAATTACATTTAAAACTCTATGGTTTAATCCTGAACCTTGTGCATAAATAATAAAATTAGAATCTGTGCTTAGTTTATATTCTACTTGGTAAAAATCTATAAATGAGTCTGGAGAAGCACCGATAGCAACATCTAAAGCTACAATTACAGTTCCATCATTATATTCAATAAGTTGGTCAGTTAAAGTTACACTTGCTGGTGCTTGAACTGTAAATGGATTAGGTAAAGTTGTTGATGGTGTTGAACTTACTTGTGATTTAGTAGCCCAAGTATAATGTGAAGCTTGATATTCTACTAAGTTAAGATTTATTGTATAATCTTCATTAAAAGTCATTCCTAAAACTCTAAAAGACTTACTTGAGAAACCTAAACTTGATAATGTAACACTAACAATATCTCCAATATGTAATTCATAAGCTTTAAAACCACAATTCATACTAAGACCTAAAGACTCTCTACTTCTTCTTAATATAATTTCAGCCATTTCTTCAGCCTGATAAGTTGAAGTTATAGTTCTAAAATCAAATCTGCCCTCTAACAAAAAACCACCATCTGCTGTTTTCATAGTTGCGTGTCTATCTGCTGAAGAATATCCACTATCGTCAATAGCTGGATATTGAACTTCATCAACTTGATAGTTTCTATCAGGATTAATATAAGAAGCTATAACTCTGTTATATTTAGAATTTTTTGTAGGAGATGCTAAAGCATAACCACCAATAATATCATCTTCTGTTAAAGATACTGAAGCTGATCCTGTTGTTTCAATAACTAATTTATATTTACCCTGAACATAAGGCAAATAACCTCTCATGCCTTTTACTATTTCTCTTACATTGTCTAACACTTTTTTTGATGTATCTATAACAGCATTTGTATCAAATATATTTATATCACTTCCACCTGAGTATGGTGTAACCTGTGTGACGCAAACTTGTGAAGCATCATAAAAACTTTGTAAATCTAAACTTGATGTTGCAATACCTTTTCCATATCTTTCGTTTCTTAAATAATCTAATAAACAAAAGGCTGGGTTTGTAGAAAAAGATGCAGTTTGCTCTGATAAGTTAGATGCTAGTGTGACAACTTTTTTACCTTTTACTTTTGCTTGGACAATAGGTATTCCACCAAAAACATCTTGATTCCATTTAAACCTTAAAGCTAAATAACAAGTGCCAGACAATTTATGGTTTGACCCCCATGAAGATAATGTTGATAAAATGCTTGATGCACTTTGACCATCTGTTCCAAAGAAAGCTTGTATTTGTATGTGACTTGTAGAATCTTTATAAAAATTACTATCACTACTTGCTACTTCTCTTACTGTTCCATCAGTTAATGCACCATCAAAAGTAACAGTTTTATCATCAACAATTATTTGTTCTATTGAATTTATCTCTCCCTCGCAAAGTGCTAATGCAACATATAGGTAAGTATTATCTGTTCCTGATGTTTGTATAAATACTCTTGTTCCACCTAAAAGTCTTTCTCCATATACAACAGGAATACAAGCATTGTTTGATTGTTTGTTTAATAGTATTCCTCTTTCAGTTTCTTCAAAATCATTTGTACCAAAGTCAGGTACATCAGGTTTTAATGATCTTGAAAATAACCAACCAATAGCAAAGACACCTAAAGTTACATATGGATTAAAGTTTCCACTAAAAATACTATAAACAGTACCTATTGCATTTTTTCCTTTATCTATTATTCCACCAAAACTACACATAATTATAACTTTTTCTTAAATAAATGACCTACTTTATCATATTTTAAAAACTCATAAAGTTTTGCAACAGAATCACTTTTTATTCTTACACTACTTGCTGGACAAAATTCTTTAGCACCTTTTAATCTTGCCCATTCTTCTGCTTCTTTAATAAGTCTTATTGGTACTCTTAAACTTGTTCTTTGTTTTGGGTCTACATACAAAGCCAAATCACTACAAGTCATTTCCTCACTAAAAAAAAATTTTGTAAGATGAACAATTATACCACCAACAATTTTGTTATCTTTTTCTGCTACCCAACCCATGCCAATAAAAGGATTATCCATTAAATAATTTATTGTTTCTCTTGTTTTTCTTTCATCAAAAGATAAATAACTATAAGCACCCTCTTTCCACATCATTGAGCCAAGTTGTATTATTTCATCTAAATCTTTTTTTTCCCATTGTCTAATCATTATTCTCTACCCCATTTTAAATCTAAAACTGTTTCACTTGAAAAATCCATACCAACATCTGTACTAAAAAATCTCTGTTGAGAAGCATTATTTGTTTTTCTTCCTGATTTTTTTTCAAAGTCTGCCCAATGTGAAACAATCATTAATTTAACATTTGATTGAGTTTCAGTTTCAGATATTTCAAAAGTATCTATGTTTCCTTGATATAATAATATTGGGTCAGCTATAAGAGCATTAGATGAATTTAACAAACCTCTAAAAATTGTTACAGAATCATTTACTATATTTTCTGCAAGAACAATAGATATAAAAGTTGTATCTACTCCTGATAATGAAACACTTAATGTTGTTTTTGATATATCTGTTTGTTCTTCAAATGAAGAAGCACCAACTAAAAATGCTGAAGCTGAATAAGTTACACTAGAGCCTGAAATAGAAGAAGTTAAATCAAACGCATTATCAGTTATATTTACAGGAGTTGCAAAGCCTATTGTTAAAAGATGTACAGGTCTAATCTGACCTGTTAATAATTCGTTTTTTACTGCTGTTGTTAATGTCCTTGCCATAATCCTCGTAATATGTTCTTAATATGCTTTCACTACCTTTTAGCATGGTAAAATTAAATTTACTATCAGGTTTTTTATACTCTTTTAAATCATTAATTTTTTCATTAATTTCATTTTCATCAACAATGGCAGTAGCTTCAAATTCTGCACTAATTAAGTGTGTAATTTTGTATTGTTTCATTAAAGAGTTTCTTCAACATCCAATTCAAATTTATACAATAAATTACCATCTTTATCAGCACCAACTGCTCCAAACTCTTGAATATCGTTTGTCAAATGAACTTTAAATGGAACACTATCATAAGTAACAGAAGAATCATTTGATAAAGCAGTTACAAGTGGTGGCTCTATTGTAATCGTTGCTTCATTTGATCCATCTGCAGTTACATCTGCAACTACCATATATACTTTGTCATGTGCAAATTTTATAAAATCTCCAGCTTTTAATGTTCCTGTCATAGCATCAACAGTTATTGTAGTATCTCCTACTGCTTGAATTCCATTTACTAAAACAGTTCCACTTATATTGCCTCTTGCATTTTTTATTTCAGGTGGAGTAATTGTAAAATCTTCTTTTCCTGATCTTTGCTTCATTATAAAAGCCATAAGTTCTCCATAAACATCTGATCTCTTTGCAGTTATAATACTAGCAGTAAATCCAAATCTCTGGTTTTGTATTTGTCTTGATAATTTTTTTCCTGATAATGATTTTGAAATTAAAGTGTTTTGTATATTTTTAATTCCTAATGTTTCAAATTTAGATGTTGATATTGGAAATGCACCACTCATTATACTAACTCACTTCTTCCTTTTTCTGCTAAAGCATTGTTTATTATTCCTGTTATAGTACCTCTGTTCTCTTGTAAAGCTTCGCCAAATCCTCTTGAATCTATTGTATTAATTGTAAAATTCACATTAACTGCTCCACCACCTGTACCTCTAGCATTTTGTGTAATTTGACCTGTGCTATTTGGTACAAATAATTCTGGCCCTCTTTCTCCAACAACAACAGGCTGACCTTTTGAAACTGAACCTCCTGATGCTCTATGTGGATTGCCACCTGTAAAGCCACCTGTAAATAAACTTAGTACAGCTTGTTTTTTCATTTCTGTTGTCTGTGATTTTAATTCGTTTGTAATTTTTGCTTCTGAATCTACTTGTTCTTTTTTAAGTGCGTTTCTAATTGTTTCTTGAATTATAATTTGAATTGTAAATGCTAAAATATCTACGAATAATTTTTGTGCTAATTCTTTAAATGTCATGTTTAAGTCTTTACCAAGAACTAAAGCTTCTGCTAGTCCTCTTGAAAATGCTTTGATGCCACTTTGAGCCATTTTACCTAATGTTTGATTTATAGATTCAAAATCTTTTTTAAATGCAGTAAGTATATTTTCTTTTACTTTGCCTAATTCTAATCCAAATTTTTTAGTTTCTTCAGTAGAACTTTTTAATTTGTTCAATATTTCTTCTACTTGTTTTTTTGAAAGTAATGCTTTATCTTCTAATCCATTTAAAAATTCTTCCATTTTACCAATAAAATTATCTGTTTCTTTAGTTGTATTACTTAATTCTTCATTAAGTATTTTAAATGGAATTTTTAATTTGTCTGCTGATTTTCTAAAATCTTCTATAACAATTCTCATGTTAGCAACTTTGTCTTTAAACATTCCTGTTTTAGCAAGACCATTTGTTATTTTTTCTAAAAGAAAAGCATAAGCATTTGCTAAATCTCCTAAAATACTTCTTATCTCATCAAAGACTCCACCAATAACTAAAACAACACCTTTACCTAATCTACCTAACATTAAGAAACCTATTAATCCTAGTGTTTGTACTCCTTGTGGTAACTCTCTAAATACTGCAAATAAATTACTAACTGATTTTCCAATAAAACTAAATACAGGAGTCAATGCTCCAATAACTGATGCTGATGTTAATATTGCTGTTTTAGTAAATTCTATTAAACCAGCACTTAGCCTAGCACCAAATGTTGACATAAGATCGGAGTTGTTTTCAATTAATCTATTTACTTCTACTAAGCCTTGTTTTATAAAATCAAAGAAACCAGCTTGTGCTGTATCTAATCTAAACTTAAATAGTTTATCAGATAACATTGATAAAGTACCTGTAAATGAAGTTGATAGAACTTCAGTAGCTTTTTCAAACTCTCCACCCTCTCCAAATAATTCTCTAAATTTAGCTTTTGTTTTTTCTGTTGTGACTTGTACTCCAGCTTTAAATCCTAATAATGCTCTAACACCTCTTTCTCTAAATAAGTCTGCACTACCAATACCTGAAGAAAATGATCTTTGTATTTGTTCAGCAGTAGTTCTAAAATCTAATCCTGTGACCGATGCAACATTACCTGTAATTTTTAAAATCTCATTTAGTTCTTCTGCGTTTTTTGTAACAACTGCTAAGTTACCAGCACCAGCTTGAATTTCCTCTAGTGAGAAAGGTACTTTACCAGCAAAGTCTATCAATCCTTGAAAAGCTTTATCTCCCTCTTTGACACCTTTAAATAAAAAAGCAAATCTCAATCTTAATTGTTCAACAGTAGAACCTACATTTAAAATTGATTTTATAGCAAGTCCACCACCAATACCTATAATAGCTGATTGAACAGAAAATACTGCACTTCTTAAATTTGTTAATCCAGCCCTGACACCATTAAAGGCTTGTCTTGTTTTATCTTTTGCTAATATATTTAATACTAAATTTTGTGCCATTTATCTGTGCCTTGTTTTGTTCATAGCCTGTTCATGTTCTTCGTTTTCTAATAAAAGAAAGCCTAACCAATGGTTATACTCCCATTCTTCCATTTGTAAAACTTCTCTTAAAGGTATTTTTAGTCTATCAGCTACAATAAAACAATTCTTTAATTGAGGCTCAGATTTTAGTTTTTTTTTAC